GATCGCGCTCAAGGTCCAAGAGCTGAAGCGCGACATGGAAAAGCAGGTGCTTTCCAACAAGGCCGCCAACCCCGGCAGTGCCTCGACTGCCCGTGTGTCGGCGTCGTTCGCGTCGTTCTTGCGCACCAACGTCAGCCGTGGCGCGGGTGGCGTCAATCCTGTTCTCTCGGGAACGACTTCGGGCTACCCGACCACGGCCGCCGTTGACGGCACGCAGCGCGCCTTGACAGAAACCCTGTTCAAGACGGTCCACGCCCTGACCTGGAACAGCGGCGGCGATCCGAAGTACGTCTTCGTCGGCTCTGCCAACAAGCAACTTATCAGTGCATGGACTGGCAACGCGACGACCTTCCGCGAGATGGATAGCCGGAAGATTGTATCAGCGATTGATATCTACGTCGGAGATTTCGGAGAGGTTCAAATAATTCCAAGCAGGCTTATGAGGGCGAGAGATTTGCTGATCGTCGATCCGAGCAAGGTGGAAATCGCCTACTACCAGCCGATGAAGCAAGTAGAGCTTGCAAAGACTGGACACAGCGATAAGCGCATGGTGTCGGTCGAGTACATGCTTCGCACTAAGGCTGAAATAGCTCATGGTGGGGTGTTCGATTTGAGCTGATAGGAAGCTTTCTAGCTTTCTGGCTATCCGGTTTGACACGAAAGGCGCCGACTTGTTGTCAGGCGCCTTTTTCTATGGGGAGTTGAGCACTATGGCAGCGAAGAAGACGACCACCACGGAGCCGGCCGGCGAGAGCGGCGAGGAACTGCCGAAGCTGGCCGACGAGCAGAACAAGGCGGTCGAGGAAGCCGAGGCATCGGCCAAGGAAGGCGGCGGCGGGAACCCGGTGCGCGATCCCGACAGCGCTAAGACCCCGATCCCCGGCACTACGGGGGATCTTGATGTCGTCAGCACTGACGAAGCGACCAGCCTGAACCCTAACGTGGTTACCAGCGGGACGAAGCCGGACGGCAAAGGTGGGCAGGTGCTCCTTGATGAGGTAGATCCTGCGGTTGCCAACGCTGCACTGCTTGGCCCGTCTGCCGCGCGCAAGCCGCAGTCGCCGAGCATCGCGCCGGATGCGAACACTGCACCGCCTCCCGAGGGCAAGGTCCGCTTCGAATGCACCGCCGACAATGAACCGTTCTGCGAGCACGGGCCGATGAAGAAGGGTGAAACCTACCTCATCAGCCAGGAAGAGGCTGACGTTCTGTCGAGTCTGAATGCCGGGCATGTCGTCGGCTCCAGTTCATCGGCCAGCGACAGCAATGCCCGCGCCGAAGGGTCCGACGTAGAATGATCCGCACGCGCCTTGTTGAGGATAGCGACGGCTCTCTGGTCGTGCACCGGGAAGCCGACGTTGAGCCGCTGCTGGAAGCCAACAAAGCGCTCTATACCTCGGGCGACGGGTACACCCCGTCGCGCGAGATGCGCCGGGCCGCCAGTATCCCCATGGCGATTGTCGAGAAGTGGAAGAACGAGCTTGGCATCGACGTGCTGAACCCCGATCACCTCCCGGCGGTTCGGCGGCTGCTCAACAGCAACGAGTATCTGTACCTCAGGACTGCTCCGGGGCGTCTATGAGCTTCCGCACGACCTTCATGCCGGGCGTGACGATTGTGCTGGCGCTCGGCCCGACATCGTCGCGGGCGGCACTGCCGACGCAGGGCGGCAACGTCCGCATCGTCAACGACAGCCCGGGCAATGCCTGGATTGAGTTCGGCCCGCTCGATGTCGTCGCGGCGCCGAGCGGGAGCATGCTGCTGCTGCCCGGCACGACGGCTCTGATGCGGGTGCCGTCGGCGGCTACGCACATCGCCGGGGTGACGGTGGCCAAGGGCTCGGGCAGCCTCAACATCACCTTCGGCGACGGGGCATAGCGCTATGGCAATAGACAGGGCGGGCATTGCGAGCGATGCCTTCGCGATCACCCCGCACGATACGAATACGTTGCGTGCGTCGGCGATCTACACGGGGTCGGGCGGCAACATCGCGGTCAAGACCGAGGACGGCACAACGCTGACCTTCGCGTCAGCCGCGGCGGGAACGATCCTGCCGGTTCGCGTCCTGCAGGTTCTTTCCACAGGCACAACCGCCAGTGGGTGGATTGGCTTTAGATGATCGGGGCGTCCCTCAGCCTGCCGGCCGTCGCGGTGCAGTCGCCGCGGGGTGCCGCCGCGCCGTCTCCCGTGCTCGACCTGCTGTTCACCTTCGGCAGCCTTCCGGGGGCTGTGACGGTCAGCCGGGCGGGCAGCGCGACGTACTTCGATGATACCGGCGTGATGCAGACGGCAGCATCCAACGTTGCCCGGCTGGACACAGACCCCGGCACGCTGCAGCGGCGCGGGCTGCTGATCGAGCCGACGCGCACGAACCTCGCGCTGCAGAGCAACACGTTCTCGGATGCGGCTTGGGCCAAGGCAACGGCCACCATCACCCCGGCGGCGGCGGCCGGGCCGGACGGCACCGCGAGCGCGTCCATGCTGGTCGAGACGGCGGCCGGCGGCGTCCACAACGCCAATCAGCCGCTCGCGCTGACATCGGGCCAGCCTTACACGGTCAGCGTCTATGCCAAGGCGGCCGGGCGGGACTTCCTGCAGATCTTCTTTTTCTCGACCGGCATGGGCACGACGCACTACGCCAACTTCGACCTTGCGACGGGTGTGGCCGGCACGGCCGGGGCTTCGGCAGCCTCATCCATCGCGGCTGCCGGCGGCGGGTGGTATCGGTGCAGCGTGACCTGCACGGCCACCGGCACGGCGACAGGCGGCTATGGGCTGAGCACGATTACCAGCGCGACTGCCGGAAGAAACCAGAGCTTCACGGGCAACGCCAGCCTTGGGCTGTATTACTTCGGCGCGCAATGCGAGGCGGCGACTGCTCCTGCGTCCAGCTACATCCCGACGACATCGGCGACGGTGGCGCGGGCGGCCGAGACTGCGGCGGCGGCGGTTGCCAATGCGACCTATGACATTCTCGTCCAGGACCGGGCCGGCGCCGAGTGGCGTAACGGTGTGGTTGTGTCCGGTGGATCGTACCCGCTGACGCCGCGCTCCGGGCAGGTGTCGCTGGCGCGGGTCAGACTCTTCGCTGCCGGCGCGGTGTCGGCCGGGCTCAAGACAACAATGCAGGTGGCTGCCTGATGGCACTCGATACCTATGCGGGGTTGGTCAGCGACATCGCTGCCTGGCTGATGCGCGATGACCTGTCGGCCACGATCCCGAGCTTCGTCGCGCTCGCCGAGTCCGAGATGAACCGGACGCTGCGGCTGCGCTCGATGCTGGAGCGGACCACGCTGGTTGCGGCTGGCGAGTATGTGGCGCTGCCCGACGACTGCCTGGAAGTCCGGCGGATCTCGCTCGACGGCCGGACTCTCGAATATGCCGGAGCATCGCCGCTGGACGCCTATGCCGACGGCTGGCGGGGTGGCGAGTCTGCCTGGTGGGGCATCGACGGGACTGACATCAGACTGGCGCCTGCTCCGGCCGGGAGCCCGAGCATCAGCCTGTCATACTATGCGCGGATACCGGCGCTCAGCGATGCCGTGCAGACGAACGCGGTGCTGACCGAGCACCCGGCGCTGTATCTGTATGGCAGCCTGCTGGCGGCCAGTCCCTACTTGATGGACGACAACCGCACGTTGATGTGGAAGGCGCTCTATGACGAGGCCGTGGCAAAGGCTCAGGTCAGTGATGAGCACGCTCAATACCCCGGCCAACTCGTCATTCGTCCGGTGGAAGCATGATCACGGTCTGGTCGGAGGCGCCGCAATGGGCTCAGCGCCTGGCGCAGGACATCAGCGACGAGTTCGCGCGTGTGCAGGCCCGCCGGGCGCCCGTGCCGCTGCCTGCCTTTGCGAAGGCCAACCTGCCATCAGCAGCGCAGTACCAATCGCACTGGATCTTCGTGACCGATGACATTGGCGGATCTACCCCGGCATTCAGCGACGGTTCCGCGTGGCGCCGCGTTTCTGATCGCGCAGTGATTGCATAGAGGACAGCATGCCGACACCTTCGACACGCCTACGGGCTGTACTCCAAACGCCGGGTGGGAACCTCAACACTTGGGGCCAAGTCCTCAACGATCAGGCGCTGGCTCTCTTTGACGAAGCGATTGCCGGCGTTGAGAAGATCACGCTGAGCGGCAGCACATATACTCTGTCGTCGGCGAACTATGCGACGGATCAGGCGCGCAACGCCGGCCTGATCTTCCAAGGATCGCCGACGGCTACGGTTACCGTCACGGTGCCGGCGGTCGAGAAGGTTTACGTATGCGTCAACCAGACCGCGCAGACGGTCAACCTGGGTTGTGGCGGTACTGCTGCATCGCTGGCGGCGGGCGATCAGGCAACGGTCTGGTGCGATGGGACCGACTGCGGACTCGGATCGATCAGCGTCGGCACGGTCAACGGCCTGATTACGAACGCAGCGCTGAGCGGCACGCTGCCGGGACAGAGCGGCAATGCCGGCAAGTTTCTGCAGACCAACGGCACAACCCCGCTGTGGGCCGATGCGCTGCCGACGCAGGCCGGCAACGCCGGCAAGGCGCTGGTCACCAACGGCACCGTTGCATCGTGGACTGCGCCCGATCCGGCCGGAGGCGCCGACGCCACCATCACCACGGCAACCGCGCTGACCGCATCGTCCAGCGTCGTGCAGTCCGTGGACATGGCGGCCAATGCGCAGTCCGTCACGCTGCCGGACGCGACCACGCTGAGCAAGGGCGGCAGAAAGTATGTCGTGCTGAACATCGGCAACCGAACCTTTGGCGTCAGGTCGAGCGGCGGGACTCTGTTGGCGGTGCTCCCCGCCGGCGCTTCGGCCGAACTGCACCTGCGCGACAACGCCACCGCCGCC